TTCTGGTTCAGGAGATTCGTTTACTTTTTCAGCAACTGATAAAGGTGATGCTATTGTATTTGCAACTGCAAGTGATGGGACTAATCCTAATATCGATACAATAGCTTTAGGTATTTCAAACATAGTTGAGGATACATCACCTCAACTTGGTGGTGACTTAGATGTTAACGGAAATAAAATTGTATCTACTTCAAACGGTAATATTGAATTAGAACCAAATGGAACTGGTGATGTAATATTAGATACTGACCAAGTTACTATTGGTGGCGGATCAGAAGTAGGACAAATATCTTCTAATGGAGCATACGATCTTAAACTAGTTACAAACTCAGGAACAAATTCAAGCTACATCAATATTGTTGATGCAGCTAATGGTAATACACAATTATATCCAAATGGAACAGGTTTAACAGAAATTGGTGGTGCAACAAATCCAGGTACAATTCAGCTTAATTGTGAATCTAACAGTCATGGGATTAAGCTACAGTCGCCTCCACATTCAAGTGCACAGTCTTATACAATAAAATTTCCCACTGGAAATATAACAGCAGGCACATTTTTAAAGGTAGATAGTATTACAGGGTCAGGGACTACAGCTGTTGGTCAATTAACCTTTGATTCTTCACCAGCAACAACAGGAAAAGCTATTGCAATGGCAATCGTTTTCGGATAAAAGGATTAAATTATGGCAGCACCAAATATAGTAAACGTAACAAGTATTCTAGGCGAAGTAGATCAATTTGCTTTAGGTACTACTTTAACAACAACTTTAATAACAGCAGCTTCAAATAAAGTTTATAAAATTAATTCTATTAATATAGCAAATATTGATGGAACAAATGATGCAGCAGTAACTATGGGAATAGTAAAATCAGGCGGATCTCAAATTAATTTTGCTAGCACAATCACTGTACCAGCAGATGCAACACTTGTTCTAATAGATAAAAACAATGGATTTTATTTAGAAGAAGGCGACGCTATAGCTGGAGGAGCTTCTGCTACTGGAGATTTAACCGCTACTATTTCATACGAAATTATAGACGACGCATAGGAGATAGCCCAGTATGCCTACTCCTGGTGGACCTTACTCTGGAATCTGGAAGCTGTCCGATTTATCAAAATATATTCAAGATAACTCTTGGCCAACCGCTTATATTGGTTCAACTGATATTGGTTATGGTTTAGGTGGAGAAGAAAATAGTAATACTAATATCATAGATTTCGTAACCATAAGCACTGGTGGACAATTTTTAGATTACGGAGATTTATCACAATCAGGAACAGGTGGTGCTGTTTCTACATCAACAAGAGTGGTTCATGGTGGTGGTAATATTACTGGGGGACAATCAAACGTAATTGAATATTTTGAAATAGCGGTCAAAGGAAATACAACAGACTTTGGAGATTTAACAGTTGCTAGAGGTAGAGACCCTGGAATAAATAATGACACTAGAGGTTTATTTTGTGGAGGTTCTGATGGAAGTTACTACAACACAATTGATTATATTACAATTGCATCTACGGGTAATGCAACAGATTTTGGTGATATGATTTCTCCTGCTTTAGGTGGTGGATCAAATAATGTAAACTCTACAACAAGAGGTGTTGTAATGGGTGGAGGTAACCCAAGTAGGTCTGACGTTATTCAATACATAACTTTTGGTTCAACAGGAAACATGACTGATTTTGGTGATATTGCTGCTGGAGGTTCTCTTTTAAATGCAGGTGCATGTTCTTCTACAAGGGGAGTTTATGCAGGGGGAGATGGAGGTGGAGGTGGAAATCAAATGGGTTATATAACCATAGCTTCTACAGGTAATACAACAGATTTTGGTGACTTAACATTCTCTTCTTCTGAAGGAATAATAGGAATGAGTAATTCTACTTTAGGTTTATTTGGTGGAGGCTCTTCACCTGGAGCAGTTGCTGTAGATAAGATAACAATTGCTTCTACAGGTAATGGAGTAGATTATGCAGATATGACTACAACACACTCTGAAGGAGCTGGAAGTTCTGGTTCTCATGGTGGACTTTCTTAATTAATATGTTATGTAATCTCTATGAAAGAGATTATAGAATTTTTTCCAACTACTTTTTATTATAAAGAAAACATATTATCTAATTTAGATAAATCAAAAATAGTTAAATATTGTTTAGACACCAAACAGGAAACAAAAAAAGGTGGTTCTGAATGGTTGGTTAATACTTTTAATAGTCTGGGAACTTTAGATATAATTAAAGATAAAAATTTTAATAAGCTTAACAAAGAAATATTAAAACATGTCAATATATACAATCAAACTTTAGGATCAGATTATAAATATAAAAAATTATCTAATGGATGGTTTAATATATATAATAAAAATGATTATCAAGAATTTCATAATCATGCAGGATATACTTTTTCAGTTATTTATTATGCACAAGTAGAAAAAAATATTGAGGATAGATCTGCTACTATATTTAAACACCCTTATGAAGACATGAGGCCATTAAAAGGATCTGTAAAGTTAAATCATTTATCTTATCAAACAGTAAAAATGAAACCAGAAAATAATAGCTTATTAATATTTAGAAGTTATTTGCAACATTACGTAGAAAAAAATAATAAAAATACTAGAGTTACTTTAGCCTATAATATTGACTAATTATAAATAAATGTTATATCTTTTTTTGTGAACGAAAGAAAAATACACTATCTTTGTGGATTACCAAGAGCAGGTAATACTATTATATCTACTATATTAAATCAAAATCCTGAAATAGCAGCAACTGCTAATTCAGTCATTACAGAAATATTTAGAGAATTACATCATTTAAAAACATTAGATGTTTTTCAAAATTACCCAGATCATAATTCTTTTGACAATGTTATTAAAGCAGTGATCCCTGAGTATTATAAAAATTGGAAAGAACCTATTATAATTGATAGAGGTCCATGGGGTGCACCCACTAACTTAAAATTTTTAAAACATTATATAAATCCTAAACCTAAAATTGTAATATTAGTTAGAGATGTTTTAGAAGTCCTAGCTTCTTTTATTGAATGGGCTGATAAAAACTACGATGCTTTTCCTAATAGATATGGAAGTATGGATACAGAAAAAAGATGTGAGTTACTAATGAACCACGATGGTTTAATTGTAAAAGAATTAATAGCTATTAAACATTTAATCGATCATCATCCAGGTGAATACAAATTAATAGATTATAATGACTTAGTTAAAAACCCAGAAAAAATTATAAAAGAAATATATAAATTTTATGACATTAAACCTTTTAAACATAACTTTAAATCATTTAAACAATTTGAAGTAAATGGTATGGGTTATAATGATAAAATAATTGGAGCTAATTTACATACTATTAAAACAAAAGGCATTAATAAAACTAAAAGAAATATTAAAAAAATATTACCAAAATCTATTATAGAAAAATATAGTAATCTTAATGTATGGACAAATTAAATCTATATGTTATAGAAGAAGTATTAGGAAATAAATTAACTAATGAACAAAAAGAAGAAATTATAATGACAAAAGAAAACAATAAATCTAAAGATTTAACTTTAGCTGGTATATCTAAACTACCTTCTTTAACTAAACAATATCAAGGTATGTTAAAACATATCAACACATCATTACCTGCAATTAAAAAAACATCGGCTAATTTCTATAAATCACACTCACAGTTTATGGGTGTTATGTTAGATGTAACAGCCATTACACCTGTAAGATCATTAAAACATACTTTAGCTGAATTAGATAGAACAAGAACAGCATTAGAAGAAGCTCATTTAAAAATGAATGAAAATGATATAATGATTAAAAAAAGAGAAAAACAATTAGAGAACCCAGATTTAGATTCAATAGAAAGAGAACACATTGAACATAAACTTTTAAAATTAAAAGTAAATGGTGCAAACATAATGAATAGTGTCCAAGGTGCTGTTCGTAAAATGTCTTTCTTTACTACACAGTATCAATCTATTTTAAAAAAATTAGGTAAAGAAGATATTACTGAAGAAGAATATGAAAAAGAAGAAGTTAAGTATCATATTATGACCTGTATGAAACAAGCTTTAAATGCAGCAAGAGCTAGAGGAGGTCAAATAGATGAAGGTAATTTAATATATTTATTTGATATGGGAATAAACTCGGCGGTTGCTCAAAAAGAAATATACGGGTATCTTAAAAGAGAAAATGATATGATGGCTAATGGTGAAAACCCTAGTCATGAAATGACTGTGCAGTGGTTAGAGCACTGTGCTGAAATATTTAAGAAAGACTCTCAACAATTTGCAGATAGACGTGGTTTTAAGTTATTAGATGAGAAGTCTTTAGCCACTGTCAACGAAGATAAGAAGAAACAAGACTAGCAATTACAGCTTAACTATGCTATTTACAGAGTTTAGATTATAGTATAATCATAAACTTTAAGGAGAAAATTAATGGCATACAAAGCAGTAAAATATAAATTAAATAGTGACGGCACTATTCCTTCTTTCCTATACCCAGGAAATAATGGTTCTAATGGTAATTGGCCAAATTATATAGATGGTCAAACAGGTCCACAAGATTCGTGGCTAATCGGTATTGCTGATGATAATGCATCTTTTCCAGCTGATCAAGCTGAAGAAATTGCATCAAAAGCAGATTTAGTAACTTACCTAAATACTTATACAAGTACTTGGAAACAACCTGATCCTAGTAATCCCGACATTCCAGTAGATTTTGATCAAGAAGCCAACGCTACATATTTTTGGAATAAGTTAGACGCATTAAACGCATAAGGATTTTAGATGGCTCAGTTCCCAAAATTTGATAACGCACAAGGCGTTTGGAACATACAAGATGTTTATAACCAAGTTTATAATGGGACTTGGCCAAACCTTGGAGCTGTAGGTATATTTGGTGGAGGAACTGTTTTTCCTGGAACCAATTCATCAATTGCAGAATCTTTTAATCTTGCTTCAGGTGGAGAAGTTTCTGTATTTGGAAATTTAAGTGCATCTCGAAGAGATTTAGGTTCTACTAGTTCTTTATCAAGAGGATTGTTTGCAGGAGGATACACACCAACATCTTCTAATGTAATTGATTACACAACGTTTACTTCATTGGGAAGTCTAGCTGATTTTGGAGATTTAACGGCTGCAAGATATGGTATTGGATCAGTTAATAGTTCTACAAGAAGTGTTTACGCTGGTAACGGACCTTCAAAAAATACAATAGATTATGTAACAACAGCTTCACTTGGTAATGCTGTAAGTTTTGGTACCTTATCCGCTCAAACAGGACAAGCTATGGCAGGGGTATCCAGTTCAACAAGAGGTGTTTTTGGAGGATCTATTACGTTTGGTCCCACAACAACTCACAACACAATTCAATTTATAACAACAGCTACTACTGGAAACACAGCAGACTTTGGTGATCTTACTGTTGCTAGAAGATCAATGCAAGGAACCTCTTCTTCTACAAGAGGATTATTTATGGGAGGCACTCCAGCAAGTAATGTAATAGACTTTATTACAATCGCATCTACTGGAAACGCAACAGATTTTGGAGATTTAACTGCATCAATATTTGCAGGAGGTGGAGCAAGTAATTCAGTAAAAGCATATTCATTAGGTGGCGTAACTGGTAGTACACCACTTACTAACAAACAATTTGTAACTATTTCAACTACAGGTAATGCAACTGATTTTGGAGACCTAGGTGGTACAGGAGGTCAAGGAGCAGCAACTAGTAACGCCCACGGCGGTTTAACAGACGGGTATCAAGGGACAAGGCCTGCTACATTTTTAGATGGTGGGGATTTAGCTATAGCTGCAGGAGGTAGTTTTAATACCATTAATTCATTTAAAATATCTCAAACAGGTAACGCAACTGATTTTGGTGATTTAACTATTTCCCCTAATATTAATAGAGCAGTAGGAAATGAAACAAGATTTGTAAGTGCAGGAGGACAAACACCTTCTCTTCAAAACAAAATAGAGTATGTAAATTTTTCTTCACAAGGTAATGCAGCAGATTTTGGTAATTTATTGACTTCAGCTAGATATGGTGGATCTGCTTCTAATTCTACAAGGGGTGTATTTGCAAGTATGAATACTCCTTCTGCTTCAAATGTTATTCAATATATTGAAATATCTTCACTTGGTAATACAGCAGATTTTGGTGATTTAACACAATCAGGTTCTGGAGCTCCAGCTGGTGGTGGATCTTCAACAAAAGGATTATTTGGAGGAAACTTTACACCAAGCTCAACAAATGTAATTGACGCAATAACTTTTGCAACCACAAGTAATGCTACTGATTTTGGAGATTTAACACTTGCAAGAGGAGGAGCCGGTGGATCATCTTCTGAAACAAGAATGGTGTTTATGGGCGGTAGAACAAGTCCAGGTAATGAATCAGATGTAATGGATTATGTTACTATTGCATCTGCTGGTAATGCTACAGACTTTGGTGATTTAACTGCAACAAAATATTTAATGCAAGGAACTTCAAATAAGACAAGAGGTGTTATTGCAGGTGGAGAATCAGGGCCTGCTAATACTACGACTATAGATTTTATTACTATTGCCTCTACTGGTAATGCTCAAGATTTTGGTGATTTAACTGTAGCAATGGCTGGTAATGGTGTAAGTTCAAACGGCCACGGAGGATTAAATGGCGCTACGTTAAGTGTTGCTTCAGATTTTGGTGTATTTGCTGGTGGTAATACTGGAAGTGATATAAATACAATACAACAATTTTCTTTTGCATCTACTGGTAATACTACTGATTATGGAGATCTAACAACTGCTGCTGGTGTTAAAGGTTCAGGTAATTCTACTAGAGGACTTTTTACAGGTCTTGGCGCAACAACTACCATTGATGCGCTTAATTTACAAACTACTGGAAACTGTTCGGATTTTGGTGATCTTACTGTTGCTAGAGATAATCCTCAAGCTCACTCAAACTCTTCAAGATGTTTATTTAGTACAGGATATGATACTCCAGCAACTTCGAGTAAAAATACAATAGACTTTGTTACAGTTAATTCAACAGGTAATGCTATAGATTTTGGAGATTTTGTTCAAGCAGTTACTAATGCTGGTTCAACAGGAAGTTCTACCAGATGTTTAATTGCAGGAGGTATTAGAGCACCTGGACCTGGAGCAGTATTAGATGATATTGGTTTTGTAGAAATGGCTACAACAGGAAACACTACCGATTTTGGAGATTTAACAGTTACAAAAACATCTTTTGCAGCTACATCGAGTTCAACAAGGTCTGTTTTTGGAGGAGGTAGTTCTACAGCAAATATTATTGAATATGTGACAACAGCTTCAACAGGTAATGCAACAGACTTTGGTGACCTAACTGTAGGACGAAGAGATTTAGCTGCTACTAGTAATAAAACTTATGGTGTATTTGGAGGTGGGGCTGCCCCAAGTTTATCAAATGTAATGGATTATATAACAATAGCGTCTACAGGTAATGCTCAGGATTGGGGTGATTTACTTGCAGCAAATAGAGGACTGGGTGCTACGTCAAACAGTCATGGAGGTTTATAATGGCATTCCCAAGTAAAGATGGACCTAACTCATACATCTGGAAAATAAAAGATGTATACAATGCAAGACAGGGAGATAACTGGCCAGAAACTTTAGCAGGAGATAGAGGTGTGTATGCTGGTGGTAATAATCCAAGTTTACACGATACGATAGATATAATAACTGTTTCTACAACAGGTAATGCAACAGACTTTGGAAATTTAACTTCTTCAAGATCTTCAATACAGGGAGTTGGTTCAAGAACTAGAGCTGTTTTTTCAGCAGGTTTTAATCCAGCTAATAATAATACAATGGATTATATAACTTTTGCATCAGCAGGTAATGCAGTAGACTTTGGAGATATGTTAGAAAATTATGAAGGATTTGGATGTGGAACAGGTGTAAATGATAACACTAGAGGAATATGGGGAGGAGGTTATACACCAAGTAATGTTAATACTATTCAATTTATTACAATAGCTTCTACAGGAAACTCTACAGATTTTGGAGATTTACTTGCTGCTAATACAGGTGCCAATGCAGCTTGTTCACCAACAAGAGGTGTAATGGCAGGAGGTAATCCTGGCTCAGGTGCAGGTACTAATGTAATGCAATATATCACTACTCAATCGGCAGGTAATGCAATTGATTTTGGAGATCTGTCTGGAGTAAGAAGATTGAATGGTGGAAGTTCTTCAGCAACAAGAGGTATTTTTGCTGGTGGATATACTTCTCCTACAGGATCATTGAATGTTATAGAATTCATAACAATTGCAACAACAGGTAATGCATCAGATTTTGGTGATTTAGCTACACCTACAAGTAATACTAGCACTACTTCAAATACTATAAGAGCTGTTATGGGAGGTGGTAACGTTCCATCTAATGTTAAAACTGATAAAATAGAATTTGTTACTATTGCCACTTTAGGAAATGGTACAGACTTTGGAGATTTAACTTACACAACACAGGGACACGCAGCTACTTCTTCAGGAGACGGCGGTAAAACATTATAGCTTGATTAAAATTTAAAATTTGTTATAAATTTTAAAGAAATGATAAAGAAAGAATTACTACAACTATTTGCTACTCCTTTGTTAATTACAAAGTATGAAGGCAATATAGATAAAGAATTAAAGTTTATTGAAAAACTTAAATATGAACCTAATGGTGTAAACGGTAATTTTAGGTCTTCTGATTCTTACCTTTTTAAAAAAAAACAATTAAAAAAAATAAAAGACTTTTGTCAAGAATCAATAAATTTGTTTACTAAAAATGTTTGGGAGTCAGATAATATATTAAGTATTACTCAATCTTGGACAAATAAAAATCCAAAAGGATCTATTCATCATGAACATTTACATCCCAACTCTTTGTTATCAGGAGTTATGTATTTTAGATTAGATAAACATTTACCACCAATTATGTTTTCTAAAACTCAATACGAAACTTTAAAACTTAATTACAATAAATACAATTCTTTAAATAGCCAAACATTTTATCTTCCAGCAACTGCTGGAGAACTTGTATTATTTCCATCACATTTAAGACACTCTGTTCCTATTAATACATCTAATGATGTAAGAATTAGTTTATCTTTTAACACATTTGCTAAAGATGTTTTAGGGTCAGAAAAAGATTTAACACAATTAGACTTAAAAAAACTATATGAAAATTAACGACTACATTTACACAACTAATATTATACCTATAGAGGTATGTAAAAATTTAATAAAAAAAATTAATAAAAAAGAATGGGAAAAACATACTTGGTATAGTGCTGAGAATAATAGTTATAATTCAGAGAAAGAAAAAGAATTAGATGTTCAACCTATTGATACAGAGATGCAGCAACAAATGACGCCTTATTTAGTTAAAGCTTATCAAGAGTATAATAGTAAATTTGCTGATTTAAATGACAATAGATTAAGTAATTTAGCTACAACTTTTTCATCTATAAGATTTAATAAATATAAAAAAGGAACTTTAATGCGAAAACATTATGACCATATTCACTCTCTATTTGATGGTCGATATAAAGGCATACCTGTTATATCTTTTATCGGTATGCTTAATGAAAACTATGCAGGAGGAGATTTAATTATTAATGGTCAAAAAATAGAACCTAAAACCGGAAATATCGTTATATTTCCAAGTTGCTTTTTATACCCTCATGAAGTAAAAGAGATTAAAAAAGGCACCCGATACTCGTTTGTAAGTTGGGGTTTTTAATATATAATGAGGTTATATGTTACAAAAAATAGGTTTTCAACCAGGATTCAACAAACAAATTACAGAAACCACAGCTGAAGGACAATGGGTAGGTGGTGATAATGTACGTTTTAGATATGGCACACCTGAAAAGATAGGTGGTTGGTCACAGTTAGGTGAGTCTAAACTTACAGGAGCCGCAAGAGCTTTACATCATTTAGTTAACAAGTCTGGTAACAAGTTTGCAATCATAGGCACAAACAGGATTTTATACGCTTACACAGGAGGTGTATTCTACGACATTCATCCAATTAAAACTACTACAACATTATCAAATGCATTTAGTACAACGAATGGTTCAGCAACGGTTACATTAACATTTAGCACGGACCACAACATTCAAGAAAATGATATTATTCTTTTAGATAATTTTACAGCAATAACTAATTCTAATTTTTCAGCATCAGACTTTGATGATAAAAA